CAACGCGACGCTCAACGCGACGCGCAACGCGACGCTCAACGCGACGGACAACGCGACGGACAACGCGACGCGCAACGCGACGCTCAACGCGACGGACAACGCGACGCTCAACGCGACGGACAACGCGACGCGCAACGCGACGCTCAACGCGACGTACAACGCGACGCGCAACGCGACGGACAACGCGACGCGCAACGCGACGGACAACGCGACGCTCAACGCGACGGACAACGCGACGCGCAACGCGACGCTCAACGCGACGGACAACGCGACGCTCAACGCGACGGACAACGCGACGCGCAACGCGACGCTCAACGCGACGTACAACGCGACGCGCAACGCGACGGACAACGCGACGCGCAACGCGACGGACAACGCGACGCTCAACGCGACGGACAACGCGACGCGCAACAATCTTCCGGCAAATTGGGCGTATGAATTAGCGCTTGAGATATCGGGCGATAATAAACTAGCTAAATTTATGGTGGATTGCGGCCAGCGTTGGTATGCCAACTATCAAGGCGGCAATATGTGGGCCGCCGTACCGAGTTATCTGACTGCTGCACGGGATATTCTAGACTTGAAATTGCCTGAACATGATAAATATAGATATTGGGAAGAGTGCGCAATTGAAGGCGGATTTCGCGTTATGCATGAAGATTTTTGCATCGTGTCGGATTTTCCTTCTGTACTTAAAGTGGATGAGCAAAATCGCCCCCATTGTGATGAGGGTCCGTCGCATCAATGGCGTGATGGCTGGGCGCTGTATTTCTTCCACGGTGTAGCAATACCGGAAGATAAACGCCACATAATCTTACACCCTGAGACAATCACCGTGAATGAAATTGAAGCTGAACAAAATGCTGAAATACGGCGCGTCATGATGGAGCGTTACGGTTACGAACGCTATATTCAGGATTGCGACGCAGTATGTGTAGATTCGTGCCCGATCAATCACGCTATTGTCGGGTTACGTGACGCAAAGCTCCTGGTAAAACAGATTGCAAATGATGAGCCTGTCGTATTCATTGATTTATTGAATTCCACACCGGAACCAGATGGTAGTGTAAAACGCTATCTGATGCGGGTCGACCCTAACGCTTATGGCGGAGACGCAGCCAGAATATGTCAGGCGGCAGTCGCGTCTACATGGCGCGATGAACTAAGCGGCGATTTCGCATTTAAACATTGGCAGGACTATCAACCTGCATTTGAAAGCTGACAGGAGAAAATCATGACAACCACAATGACATTCTCAGGCGATAACCTGGCTTTGGTACGTAGTTCATTAAATTTAGCTCTAGATGAACTGCACAACATGATCGCGACTTGCCCGGATATAGTTGAACACGCCGAGGCTATCGAAGAATATGAGCAGGAACAAAAACGGGTGCGCCGGTTAGCGACGCGAATCGATAAAAAGTTGGGTGCGCAAAATGCAAACCAAAAGTCTTAACGCCAATCTGGCCAAGATGCAGGTCGGCGCGGTGCGTTGGATTGAAGTGCCGCTGGATAAGAGTAGCGCCATTGTGCGACGTATCACAGCGGCCTCGCGCTATCCGGCGCAAATGAAAAACTGGAAATTTACCTGTCGGACGTTCACGGCGATAGGATCGGAAAAACTGGGCAATATCGTCTATTTACTGCGCATTGAACGGGTACAGTGAACACAAAACTAAATAAATACAGAATGTGTAATCAATAATGGCAACGTACAGTGTTAGATGTCGGCATACCGTATGCCGACATCGCCGGGTATTTCGTAAGCACCCCGATGCGTATAAAGTTATTCCGAAATGCCCCAGTTGCGGAAAACAAAAAGGGTGGCGAATAGAGAATAGGGCGTATATGCTACTGCAGCGGACCGGTATCTGATGTAGGAGTAAACTATCCGCATAGAACGACACATCCCTATTGTGAGCAGCATCCAGAAGGTATTTACAACCAGGCAAAAAGACAAGGCGTAACAGATGAAGATATTCCCGCTGAATATTGGCCGGAAAGGTTAAAAAATGCAAATTAATCTTTTTAAACCTGAAACGGACGGTTGGCATATCGGTAGGCTATTTGAGCCCAGAATTAGGCGCCCAACGAAACGGGAACTGTTTAAAACAGGGTTTGCCAGGCGTGCCGCGGAATGTCGTAACACGCCGAAATGGGCGGATAAAGCAGCGATCCGCGCGGTATATAACGAGCAACGCCGGTTAGCAAAATTAGATGGTGCTAGGGTTTGGGCAGTAGATCACATCATACCGCTAAATAACCCGTTAGTTTGTGGATTGCACGTAGCTAATAATTTACAAATCATACCGTATAAAGAAAATGCAGCAAAAAGCAATCGGCACAGGCCTGATATGCCTGAATATCAAATGATTTTGGAGTTTCACTATGGATAAAATTATTACTTGTGACCACGGCCCGACGCAAGAATGCGCTGAATGTAATCCACATGAAGCATTACGCTCGGATTACGAAACGTTAATTAAATTGGCGCGGCGCTGCGCTTACGATCTTGCTCACGTAGTGGATGATTTGCCAAAAGATAGTTTCTGGCGAACTAAATTCCATATGGTCGAGCATGCGCAATGGTGGGTTGATTTATTCACTAAGGGTAATCCGGGTAAAGATTATCGTCATCGACTTCAGCACGAACTGAACACAGCTAATGACCGCTTGAAACGATTGCATGAATGGTGCAGCGCGCAAGGGCTTAACCCGCCAGACGAACGCGACGTATTTTAGCCACTAGCGTAAAGAAATCTCTTGCAATTGTATTTTTAATGCTTTATGCTTTGGGTGTCAGTTGAGTTTTTAAGCTGAACTGAAACCCTAAACACTACAATTCAATACGGAGAAACTACTATGAAAACGTTAATTTTATTAATTTTTACCGCTTTAGCTGGTTGCGGCGGAGGCAGCTCTAGTCAAAACACGCCGAGTACGATTAAGCCAGAAATACAAGTCCAAATTGCCATGTACGGCGACTCTACGATGGCAGGAGCTACTTACGTGAATGGAGGGTACATCATCACTAAAAATAATGCGCCTGCCGATTTACAAATTGATTTGCAAGCTACTTTTGGCGACGGCGTTACAACTAAAAATTACGGTGAAAGCGGAACTACACTGGCTGAGTTATTAGATGGTACCGATCTTTACACAACCCCTTTTGCAACTGAGATAACTAACAATCCGGCAAATATCATCGTCGAGAATTTTGCGATCAATGACGCAGCTCACGATACGCCAGAACAGTTTAAACAGAACTTAATAACTTTTATCCAGCTTTCGCAAGCCGCCGGTAAAGTGGTTGTACTAGAGGAGCCTAACCCTCAGTGTGACAAAATGACAGGGCTACAAATTTACCCGAACCCCTTAGTTCAGGTTATCGACGACACCGCTGCGGAATATAACCTGGCACTCATAAAACAGTATGACGCTATTTTGGCGATTCCCGGATGGTGTTCAATGCTGAGCGATGGGACTCACCCAGACGACGCTCTCTATGCGATTAAAGCGCAGAACGAAGCCTCAGTTCTGGCACCTTTATTGGCAATTTAAGGAGAGCGAAATGACCCCACAACAGAAAGATATGCTAATGAACGCGCTGCGGATTGGCGAAGACCAAATTAGATTTGAATACCTGCTGGCAGACAGTATATGCAAAGACCGATATAGAATTAAAGGCGAAAAAATCCGCGCAGCCATCAAAGAACTAGAAGCAATGCCGACAGAAGTACAACCTAACGGAGAAGTGAAATGAAAATCGAAGCAATTAAATTACTATCAGGAACGCACGCAGATACAGCTACAACTGGTCACGGCTGTTTTATGAATGTCATCAGTTATCTTAATGGTGAAGCACAAATAACCGATAAATCAACCTGCGTTTGCCCTACGATCAGGCTAATAGCAATCTGGCTAAACGATTTTGCTGATGACGAACTGCGTCAGCGTATGGTGCCGTTTATTCTACGTGCATTCGGCTCTGCTACAGACAACAAAGTTGAGATGGAGCGTCGATTGAAAGCAGTTGTTAAGTATGCGGAATTTAACGCGAGACTGGCAGCATATTTTGCCAAGTCCGCCGGGTACGCCGGGTACGCCGTCGAGTACGCCAAGTCCGCCGTCGGGTACGCCGAGTCCGCCGTCGGGTACGCCAAGTCCGCCGTCGGGTACGCCGTCGAGTCCGCCCAGTACGCCAAGTACGCCCAGTACGCCCAGTCCGCCGCCGAGTCCGCCGTCGAGTCCGCCGTCGGGTACGCCCAGTCCGCCGCCGAGTCCGCCGCCAAGTCCGCCCAGTACGCCGCCCAGTACGCCAAGTCCGCCGGGTACGCCGCCATGAAAGAAGCTAGCTTCCAAGCCGGGTTAGATTTCCTTGATGAAGTATGCCCACCACTGGAAGCATTGGATCAGGTTATTTTGAGCAGGATTACGGAGTTGCAGAAGCTGAATGAAGCAATGCCAACTACGGAGGAAGTGAAATGAACCGCACAGTCGAAATTTTTAGGTATGAATGGATTGATCCAAAAACCTGCAAGGCTAAGCATCTGGTGCCTGATGGTAAGGCAGTATTCCACCAATTCGGCCAAGATTATGAAGAATTCGAATCTGGTGGTTGCATGTTCCCGATTGCTATTATCGAGCGTGATAAGGGCAAGGTTGAGATTGTGCCTGCCAGTCACCTTAAGTTTATTAAGGAACAACCATGAACCAAGCCGATATATTGAAGCTGGCAGAGATTAATCTGGATTCTGAATCAGAATCAGTCATTAAGCTATTACAGGAGAAATTGAAATGACCAGAATAGTTGCTAAATTTCATGTCGGTGATCAGGTAACGCACATTAAAACTGGTCATGGCTACCGGATAGAAGTTGAACCGTCACAATGCTTTATCGAATCAACTGGCGAACCAGCGTACGCTTATCGCAGTGCGGACGGGTTGTTGTGGATACGCGGACAAATTCAGATGGAAGATGGGCGGTTTAAGTTAAGCCCGATAAGTACCGCGCCCGGGCAGCGCACAGATTAACTTAACCGCTATCACTGCCCCAGCCCGGATAAAAACGCTTTGGTAAATCCCAGTGTGCCAGCCGTACCGACACTACCGTAATTATTACAGGTGTCACTTGACGTGTTAGGTGACGCCTGGGTGGCACAATCAAAATCGCGCGAATAGGCCCAGGGGGTGATCCGGTTTAAGCCATTTGCAGTGAACCAGGTCGTTATTGTAGCCACATCGGCAATCGTAAGAAAGTCGATCGTACCTCCCACCCAGTCATTGCCGCCTATATACGGATTTACACCAAGATTAGCGTAAGGGATTCCGTTGTAGTTATGCGCGTTCTGCATCTCCTGAATAACCGATAACCCCATCTCGCACACGCCGGCCGAAATAACGCACTGATTAGATTGCTGTAAAAAATCGCCAGCCTGCAGCACAAATACGTAATTAGTAACCGGATAGACCGCCATAGCTTCCTGAATCCAGACAGCATACTGAGAGAAGCCGGTAGAGCATCCGACTGAACAGGCGTTGCCGCCAACCTGAAAACTCCATTGCAGACCTGGGTAAGTCGTCTGCGCGTAGTTCATCTCTTCGATAAGATTAAAGACGTCGTTTTGGGAATAGTTCGGCGTTGACGTGCCAAATACCCCCGATGTTATATTTAAACTGGCCGCTACATTATTCACCTTACCAACTAAATACGTCCCTGTTCCGCCTGTCCCAGTGCAGGATCCGCAGGCAGTCACCCCGTTTAGCTGGGAACCGCTCATCGCGATGATATAGTACACACCCACTGCCAGACCGTTATTATATATTTCCTGCCCCAGTGATACCGGCGTAGTGTCGGCGGTCACTGTCAGGATGTTACCCACACCTGTGCAGCCAGAATTACAAATAGTGCCCGTATAAGAACTGTTGACAATAGTCTGCCCTTCAATGTCAAAGTCAAAACCTAACAAATTAGGACTCACGAACGTATTCACGTAAGTCATGAACGCCGTATTATTAGGGCTGGTGCCTGAATTACATTTAAAGGTGTGCCCTGCACCCCCGGCGGAGACAAAATAGGTTTTACCGTTTGCAATGAATGAGGGAATGTTGACAGCAGCAGCAACAGCAGCCGGAATATTAGGCTCGAAGATGGGCATCGGACAGGTTGTTGATGCCGGGTTGTTAACAGTGAATCCCCAGGTTAGCGTTTTAAGATCCGGTGGCATTGAGGACCAGACACTTTGCGCAAACTGCGTGGACACAGTTTGCGTAGTCAGCGATGTGATAATTGAATTAGGGTAGATCGCGTAGTGAGGGTCGTAAGGATAAAGGCCCCCTGACGCATTTGCCGCCGTATTGGACGTATAGGTGTAGTCGTCACTATACAACATGAAAGGGGCAAAAGTGACCTGCGCACTGGCAACGGAAAACATCAGCGCAAATAAAACAAAAGAAACTAATTTTTTCATTTACTTCTCCGGATGGGCGCTAAATTTTAGCGTGCCCTGATAATACAGTTTAGATGAATGCCAGTGGGCAGGAAGAAAACGTAAAAAACCCGGCGGGTACCGGGTTATAAAAGTGTGCGGATAAGGCGGCCCGTAGGGGTATTCAGGTACCACTGGTACCAAATCGCCGAACCACTTTAGTTTTTTAAACACGTTACGAAACGATATACCCGGTATGTTTTTTTGCACCCAGCTGCAAAATTGTTTTTCACCCGCGTTAGGACAGGCGAACAGAATGCAGGACACTTCTTTAAAACCTGCCAGTATCAGTTCCGCTGCGCACAGTACGCCTTCACCTGCGCCTTTAGAGTGGCCGCTGACAACGATTTTAAAACCCGCAGGAATATCAGGTATCAGGAACTTTAAAATGGCGGGCAGATTCTCGTAGAAGCCACTGTGAACATTGCCAAACGTCGGGTGCCGGTAAGGTAGCACATCGAAGTCGGCAATCCAGCCGTGCAGATTGGCCGTGCCCTGAAAGCAAATGTGAAACACGCCATCAACGATAGCGGTTCCACAGATGGTTTCACCAGCCTGATACAGCTTACTGAATGCGGCTTTATTAATCGGAAAGTAGATATACGTACAAGCCAATTTCGCCGCATTAGTTAAATCGCTCATATCACGCAGGCTGATGCTGTACTTCAGTTGCCGGTGTGTTGAGTGCTACCCACGCTGTATGCGTAGCCAGCACACCCTGGCCAATGGTGGCGAATGTTGACGCCAGTTCAGCCTGCGTCATCAGCCCTGCAGCCTGAATTTGCTGCGCGGCCTGCAAAAACTGCAAAGCCAGCGGTGCCAGCGCCGCAGCGCTGGATACCGCAGGGTTTGCCGCGACTAAAGCTGGCGCTAAAGCAGTTAGTGTCGATACCAGCGTCGTTTCAATAGTTGACGCTGTACCTGGTTCGTTAGTTGAGTCCATTATTTTGCTCCCTGTTGAACTGCAATTGTTGCTGCCAGTGTCGTTACAGCAGCGGTAATCTGCGCCGTCGCTGCGTCCGGACTCGCCGGTAGTGCTTTTCCCGTACATAGTGGTGTCACCTGGCTGTCCAGCGTGTTGATAGCGCTGATCTGAACTGCTGTCAGCTTGCCTGCGTCCCGTAACTGTAAAATGGTGGCGAAACTGGTTTTGTAAGCCGTACATGCCTGAACGAAACCAACTTGCGCCGACTGAGTTGTTGCGCAGGCGGTTAAACCAAGGCACAACATAACGGCCAAAAAACTGAATAACTTGCTCATTTTGTATCCTCATTAAGTGGTGAAGCGGGGCTTTTAGATGAACCTAACGTATTAAAAATACCGAGGCCGGTTCCCGCCGCGGTTAAACCCATAACGACTAATGATCCGTCGTACGTCGGATAAACAACTTTTAAATATTGAATGAACGCCAGACCGCCAATTACGCCGGCATAACTTAAAAATTTTAATACTGCCGCTAAGTTAGGATTCATGATGTCACCGTATCGTACTGAGTTAAATTACGCGCGCTTATTTCGTCCGTCAGCATCGTTGCGTAATTAGGGTTTGTCGAATAACCGGCTGCCGCAATCGCCTGAATAAAATCATTCACATTTGTTGTCTGAAACGCGGCTGCGTAACGTTGATTAGTACGCAGAAAATTAGCGTGGTCCTGAATTGATGAAAGCCAGTCAGGATAGCTACGCCAGTTCGCCTGCACAATAATTTTTTTATATCCGCTTGCCGGATTAGTTGGGTCAACCAAAACATCTTCGCCAGTAGGCATCGAAAACGTCGCGCCGGTCCAGCCTGAATCCGCCTTGATGCCAAACAGATTGTTAGCTTGCTGGGTTAGTTCACTGCCGCCCCAGCTCGATTCAAAAATAGCCTGAACGATGACAAAGGAAGGCCAGATGCCTGATGCTGCAAAACCAGATTGCGCAACCGGGGCTATAGTAGTAATAAAATCAGCCGGCGTCATAGTCATCCTTATCTGTATGGGTTCTGTCTTCTAATAACCCTTCGCGTTTCTCCCGCAACCGGGTTATTTTCAACTCGCTTATTTTTATTTTTAATACGACACACCCGATAAGACAACCCAGAAACAGAGATATCCAGCCCAGCGCATCCTGGCTGACGTGGTATGCAATTTCAAGGAACCCCATCAGTCCCGTCGATATGGCTGTCGTCGCCGCCGCCGTCGGGGTTTCCAGAATCTCTTTCACTTTCTCGGTGACTATCTGGGTAAGTATGTTCATTATGAAATTCTTTCACTAAATAAATGGACCAGATTATAATCGCGAGAAAATACAACCCAACGAGGATATCGCTTAAAGTCGCCATCTGTTTTTCTTATTAAAAGTAGTCTTAGATAAGTTAATGCGACAATACCGGTGATAGCGTCGTGGTAAAAATAAGGGTAAGCGGGCCATTTTAAAACAAACCAGGCCACAATTTGAATGCCCATCTGAGCCAGGACCAAAAGAGAAATATCTTTCATTAACTTAGTCGGCTTCGTTTTAATTAAAAACAGCAGCGCCAGTAAATTGAAATTAACACATACAAATAAATAAGCCTCATTCGTTGGAATGAGGCTTAAAATGTGATGCGAAAAGCAGTCAGCCCAAAGCAAAATAAAAAAGGCTGTTATCCGCGACTGTAGCCCGCGCACGATTAGCCTTTAGGTGGTTCTGGTAAATTGCCGCCAACATCAGGCGTCACTTCGGGCGCTGTTTCAGGTGCCGCTTCGGGTTGGGTACCAGCGGCTTCAGGTGCAGCGCTGTCTGCACTGTCAGCTTTAAAAAAATTGCCAACTATTTGCTCGACGTCAGTAAGCAGTTTTTCTGCGTCAGCCTTCAGGTCGCTTTGTGGTTCTGTGTTATCCATGATGCTTTCCGTATAAAAGTTTATGCTGCTAAAGACCGTATTTTACTTCACCAGTTAATAGCTTGTACAGCAGCAATTGACGATGCCCTGAATATGGCCGCTTTTTGTGTTTGCTTATGGACGAATAAAGGCTGTGTGCGCAAAAATATAGCGCTTGCCAGCCCTTGCAGTTGTGAGAAAGTCATCGGTACGGCATTGTCTTTTGTATCATACCAGGCAAACCCGGGCGGGGCATTGCCCATTGCAGCAGCGACGGCGTTATTCAATGTAGTCAGCGATGTCTGATCTGCGTTAAACGTTGTACCCATATACTCTACAGGCTCGTTAATTGCAGCCAGATAAGCGGCTGTGATAAGTGCTGTCTGGTTTTCTTGCGCCTGTTTAATCAGCACGTCTTCACTTGGTGCTGTGGTGGTGAGCACGGCGTAAACCGCAACCTGTTCCCCTTCCACTTCGGTAAAAGGTGAAGTGGGCGCGGTGAAACTGTACGATGAACCGTGCGGCAGATTAACCGCAGTCATGTGGTCAGCATCAGATACCAAAAAAGCATCCGCCGGTGCATTGACATCTGTCGCGAAATAAAAACCTTTGCTTGGTACCGTTGTGTTGGCATGCGCCGAAGGGGAGTAAAGCACGTTCATGGTAGTCCTTTAATTAATGGCCGATAGTAATATAAGTTGCGGCAACGGTTCCGGAAGCCGCATAAATCGTGGCCCCCGTTGTTGTCGGTACTGAAGATGACAAGGCCGCGACGGTAGCGCCGTTCTGCGCTGCCGGCGTACAGGTGTAAGCGCCGGTTGGAAAGGTAATCGCAAAAGTCACGGCGACACCTGCCGTGGTTGCTGACACGGTTCCCCACTGTATAATCAGTCCGCTAGGCAGCTTAGCGTAGCCTGATGTGCCCAGCGACGCACCGGGGTTAGCAAACGCCGTGGTGGCCAGCGTCGTGTTGCTGGTGTTCGTCGCTTGCGTTGCGCCTAGCTGGTTATAAATAACCCAGTTGGCCGCTGCTGCCGCTGTAATCGTTTCGCTCCCGACCGTCATCGAGTTTTGCAGGTTATACGTCCCTGTCCCGCCTGATCCTGTACCAAAACTGACAATCTGTGTGCCGGTCGTCACACCCGTACCTGACAAAATGTGACCTAAAACCAGCGTACCTGAACCAACAGCGGTCACATTTAAAACTGTACCGGTAATTGTGCCGGTAACAGAGGCTGCTGCCGCATCAGGATTAGAAAAGTTATTATCGGCTGTCGATTTCCAGAATGTTGTTCCGGCTGCGTTACCTAATACGGCGCCTGATGCATAGCCGCCCACAAACTGGCAAAACGCGGCGTTATAGCTTGGGGTGAAACCCGCCTGCAGCCACTGTATAGCTGACGTTATTTCGTTTAGCAGCCCGTTAAAATCCTGACCGAAAGGAGGGACCCCGCCGTTAGATACCGATACGAAAGTGAGCGGGGGAAAACCGTCAGTTAATGATGCCGCCCCTGGTGTTACGTTAATCTGCGAAGCAGTCGGTATGGGCCTTGTGTAAGAACCTCCGGCGGCATTCGCAAAAGGTATCGGAAAAGGGGTTGGTGCGTTAGAAGCTTGCATGCGTTACCTTTTTAATTAATACCCGATGGCGAAAATAACCGGGGTGACACCATTACCGTTATCTGAATTGCTCCGTATCACGGCTGCTGAGCCAACTGCTGATGAATAGAATCCGTAAGTCCCGTACTGAGAAGCGGATGAATATAAGCTCGATACGCACACTTTCAGCACTGCGTTGGGGAATGTGATCGGGAAGTTAACAACCTGGCTGCCTGCAACTGCCTGATTAGCCCCTTGCGTCCACTGAAAAATAATCCCGCTAGGCAGTTTTACGTAGCCGTTTGCGCTGATGGAATTGCCAGGATTAGCAAAAGCCGTTGTTGCCAGCTGTGTTGTCGCCGTATTTGATGCTGCTGTCGCCGCGAAGGCCGCCCCGCCAAAATAAGCTCCCGCTCCCGTGGCATCTATTGTCACTGCACCTGTACTGGCATTCCACTGGAAGGGCCGGTAAGAAGTGTATGACGCCGCATTTGCCGCAGCCTGGGATGCCTGTACTGAAGATGACAACAGAAAAATGGCCGATCCTGATACGCCGAAAAAAGATTTGTACCACGCCGTACCAGATCCTGATACGTTGGTAATACCTAACGCCGTACCCGATGCGTTTAATGCTGATGCGGAAAAACTACCGCTGATAGCGGCGCTAACGGCCGAAAAAGCCTCAACACTTAAGTTACCTAGTGTCTGAATGAAATACTGCCAGTTCGATGCACCAGCAGCCGTAATCGTCGTGCTGCTATTGGTTTGCGTCGTCTGTACGTTGTACGTTCCTGTACCGCCAGATCCTGTGCCAAAACTAACAATCTGCGTATTTAAAGTTACGCCGGTGCCAGACAAAAGTTGTCCGATAGCGACAGTACCTGTACTGATAGCCGTAACAGTCAGAATTGTGCCGGTAATGTACCCTGTAAAGGTGGCGTTAGCTGCGTCTGGATTCGTTAAATTGTTATCCGCTGTCGATACCCAGAACGTATTACGCGCAGCATTTGCGATAATTGCGCCGTTTGGATAGCCTCCGATCGCTTCGCAAAATGTAGGGCTAAAACCGTATATATACCCGGCCTGCAAACCTTGAATCGCCGCAGTTATTTCCTTCAGTATGCCGTTAAAATCCTGACCGAAAGGAGGTACGCCGCCAGCGGCTGTAGGGTTAAATGTCAGAGGGGGGAACCCGTCAGTAAGCGATGCCGCCCCTGCTGTGATGCCTATCTGAGAAGCTGTCGGGATTGTTCGTATAAATCCGGCTCCCGCGTTATTAGCGAAGGGAATCGGGAACCCTGCCGGAACATTTGCTACTTGCATATTAAGAGTACCCTTCAAAAAGTGTGCCGGTATTAAATCCTGTAGCGCTGCCTAACCCGCTTAAATATATCGTAATTGGCAAATTATTCGTCATGTTGAATGTTGTTGTAGTACCGTTTCCGGTTCCAAACAGCGCGTTTTGTGCTGTCGCGCTGTCGCCGCTAACGATGTTACTTTGTGCTGTACCATTCCATGTCAGGGCGACTGTGGCTGCAGGTGCGACACTAAAAGTGACTGTGCTGTTATCCACGCCGGGCGTATAATCTGTGACCGTAGCGCCAGACGTGGTTGATGTCGGTATGAAACTGGTCTGCCCTGCCCCCGATTCAAACTGTGAATTAGCAATCCAAAATGTCTGGTTATCGTTAGCTGAACTGGCGTCTGGCGTGACATAGCATTCGTAACCGTTTGCAGAGCCGCCGGCAAACGTAGCCGTTATGGCGAAGCAATACCAACCGCCCGCTAAAGGAGTAACTACAACACCCCCGGCAGCTATATTCGTAATCGCGCCTGTGGCAATATTTACCGTACTGTTAGCCTGCAGCGTTCCGCTGCCGTCATTAATGAACAGATCAACCGTGCAGGTTAGTGTGCCAACCAAAACATAAACAGAAAAAGTAGTTGCTAACCCTGAAAAATTAGTGGACGAAAAAGGTGTGCCTGCTGAAGTCCATCCGCAAACTGGCGCGGTAACTGCTGCGCTTAGTGTGATTAACGTAGCATCAGTTGTACCGTCTGGTGACGTTGCATTATTATAGGTGGCCGTACATTGTGTCAGCACATTTAATGCTGCATTGTCCAGATAGTTAGTCCGGGGTGTTGTGTACTGTAATTGGTTACCCTGCCACGTCGCGGCGTAAATAGAATTAATAACGACGGCAGGAAAAGCTGACCCGCCATCGGCTTCAGCAAAACCAAAAGCAAAAGGCAACTGAACCTGCATAACATCAAACAGAACGCCGGTCGGTGGTGTGATCGCTCCTGTCTGCTTAATAATCGCTAATTCGTAAGGCTGCAGCGTAAATTCGAAAGTCAGCCTGGCCTGCATGTTACCTAAATTTGTTACGTAAGCGTTTCCCCTGCCGGGGAATAACGCCATTAAAATCTGGTTGTAGGCAGATGACGTCGATGTGCTGATATTCATGAGCGCTTTAGCCAGAATAAGCGTCCTGAACACTGGATCTGACAACACGTAATTACTGGTTGTTTGCGTTCCGTTATAGAAATTGGACTGCCCGAATTCCGCCGCGCTGGCTGTTGTTGCTTCTTCAAAACCAAATGGCATACCCGCAGGCAAACTCACCGTGTTACCGATATTAACGATACGCCCCCACACCTGCAGACCGTAGCCGGTCGCCGTTTCAATATTCCATACGTTATTGTAAAAATTATTGATATTAGTTGTTGGGTCTAACTCAGAATTCCATGCCTGAACCACACTATTTAGTGTTGGCGAATTGGCGTACTGAGCAAGAATTGTTTGTTCTAAATTTTGCATATTAAGAGAAAACTACGGCGATATTCGTTGCTGATAAAGTCGGAACCTGATTCGCTGCCATCAACACCGAACTTAGCGTCGGTGCTGTAACGCCTAATTCTATTGAGTAAATAACCGCCCACGAACCGAGCGCGGCAATATTAGCGTAGTATCTGCTGGAATAAAGAGAACTGCCAATACGCGCCTTAGTGCCGCCGTCTTGCCCTGCAAAAGACTGAATTACCGCAGCCTGAACTAAAGCGATAGCGTTAGAAGGCGTATTACTATTTAACTGCATAGAAATACTAAACAGTATTGGTGTGGCCGCCGGTGTTTCAAAAGCAATCTGATAAGACGGGTAGGGCGGGTTATAACCTGAAGCGGTGTCATACACTGTCACGGTCGTATTTCCGTTGTAGTTACACCCGGGACTGACGTTAGCCCACAAGGCGTTACCGATTGCTTGTGCAACGCCGCCATATACAGACGCATAAATTGAGTTGGGCAGCAACTGAACACCGCCTACTGCACAGGTGATGGATTCACTGCCGACAGTCTGTGAAAAATTCAGCGCGTATGTTCCCGTACTACCTGTGCCTGTACCCAGCGATGTGATATAAGTGCCTTGCGTAATACCGCTTCCTGTCAGCATCTGATTGACCGCAACAGTACCGGATGCTACTGCAGTAACAGTGAACGTTGTGCCTGAAATACTGCCTGTAACAACAGCGCCGCTCGCAATGGGTAGCGGGTTCTGAATAACGTAAACATCTTCCACGCCAGCTACGGCGAATAAGGCCGACACAACCGCCGGCAGACTACCTTGCGCATTAATCGCGACAGATTGTTCGCGGCGCAATTCGAATGCCTGGGGTGTCTCCGTGTTGTACCCGACTACACCTGCAGCCGGGTTGTAAATGCTGTTCCAGCCAGGTACCGTTTTGTAAATAGAACTTAAATAGCCGATAGGGCAGGCGATAGGTCCGGCGGTACTGCATTCAAACGTCAGCGATATACTGCCGCCTGTTGGTATTGTTCCGCCTGCTGTGGCCAGATAGATATTGCCTGCCTGATCGATCGCCGTAGCGTTAATAGGTATAATTGCCCCGACAGCGCCTATGCAGGTGCAGGTAACGACAGTGGCCTGCGCAGCGATACGGGTCATAAAATAAATGCGCCCGATAGCGTCTTGCATCCGCCCGGAAGAAAACGCAGGGTCGACATTATTCATCAGCGTCAAAAACTGACTATTCACGTCGCCAATAATCGCTGTCAGCGATGTCGCTAACTGACCTTGGGGCGATGTCAGTGCAGGATTAAGATTACCGCCGAAAGCCTGGTTTAAATCCGCCTGAACGCCAGTCAGTATTGCTTCTTCAGTTGGCGGTACCCAACCGTTCGTGCCTATACTTGGAAATGGTACGTTTGTCGACATTGAGAATCCTAATTATTAATAGCCTGGTACCATTTAATTCAAAATGACGTAATTATAAATACTGGTGTCTGAGGTAGCGCAAATAACAACAAAAGACGTCGCGCTGGTAATCGTTTTAATGTTTGGCGTCCATGAAACAGTACCGCCTGGGGTATTCGTTGAGATGATAACGTTAGACGTTGATAATATATTCGTGTTTGTGATCGTGATCGATCCCCCCGATGTGCAGGTAAATGTGCCTGCACGCCCACTGGTCAGTGTTACGCTGTTTGTGCTGACTGATCCGCCGTACACATTAACCGCTGTAGCCGCTAAGGTGGCGTAGCCTGCCGTTAAGCCGGGCACATTTAAACTGTAGCTTGGTGTGGTACCGCCAACAAGAACGCCTGACCCTGTTGGTAATCTGGTTGGGGTGCCGCTGGCGCCGCCGTAAATCAGATCGCCCGCCGTCGTCATCGGGTTAGTGAAGCCTCCTGGTGAAGTGCCCCAAATAAAAGATGTGCCGTTCCACTCTAAAAATGTTGATGATGATACCGGCGCCGTGATATAGGCCGTCACACCTGGCGCTGTCTGGTAGGAAATAGTATTCGTGGTCCCGCCCGCTGTAGCGGTCGCTTCAGCGGCCAATGTAGTTGTTGCTGCGTTTCCGCTAATATTACAAGCAGCGCACGTACCTGTCAGATTCGTTATATCGCCTGACGCTGGCATACCCAGCGCAGGGGCGACTAAAGTGCCGCCGTTAGATAAAACAACGTTACCTGTTCCGGTTGTAGCGTAAGAAGGAAGCCATGCAGATCCGGACGAATTAGGTATCCCGGCACCTGGGTAAGTAAATGACCCGCCGCCGCCCGGCGCCCAGTAAGGCGGTACACCAGGACCGTTAGATGTTAGTACGTAGCTACTCAGACCGTAGTTATTAAGCGTCTGGCTGTCGCCGTAACCGTTTCCCAGCATCACACCGTATTTTAAGAGTGGGCCAGAGGTATAAGTTACGCGTGCAGTAAAAGCATTATTCAGGGATGTCGCTGTTACTGTCTGACCTTCAGACCAGGGAAATCCTGTTGTCTGCGAATAAAGCAGTGCACCCGCCGACAGAAACAGCACAAACACGATAATTTTTTTCATAGTCATCCTAAAATGTCGCCGCCGCCTAACACGGATGCATCTAATGTGAATGTTTGCGCGCCCTGTACGCCTTGCCCGCCTGATAGTGGTACAGCCAGAGCTGCTGTTGCGCCGGTTACAGACGTCACCTGAAGCTGACCGTATAAACTGCGGTTAACAAGCCCGGTAAAAAACAGTTGTGTCGAAGCGATATCAGGTGTTGTATTCGCTGCTGCAATAGCGTTAGCGCGGATCAGTTCATAGGGTATAGGGGTGACACCGAAAATCTGAGTGAAATAAGGCAGTCCTTGCGTCGTATCATAATAAACTTCGCCTGCGAATGTCCTGACGGTACTGGCCGCGTCTTGCACCAGTGAGTAAGGTTCGGTTGACATTGCGATGTTACCGAAAGCATCTTGCGCTAAATCCCAGGTCGACGGCAGCAAAAATAATGTGTTCATTAAACTGTAGTTCCTGTGTTGATAGTTGAACTGCCGGTCTGTACGTTAACCACCTGATGATGGTGCGTAGTTAAACTGTGACCCCCACCTACTGCTGTTGTTACATCGCCAGTCGCCGCCACGCTGCCTGTCACCACTGCGTTACCGTTAACCGTAAATGTAGGTGTCGTCACTGTGACCGACGATGTTGCGTTAAGCTCTATAGTAGGTGCAACTAATTTAATATCCGTTGCCTGCAGCTCGATCAGATTTGGCGATACCAGCGTTATACCGGTCGCACTGAACTGAACGTATTGCGTTGGTATCCCATTCAAAAATCCGCCAAAATACACGCCATCTGACATGGAAAACCGACGGTTCGAATCGGGGTTGCTTAGTAACGGATTATTAGGTGTGCCTGCCGTAGAGGATGACGCTGACGCGCTATTAGCCACGACCTTACTGATGTCTTTTTCAACAAAAACTGCCAGCCCGATATCGCCTTTTTGTGGGTCTAAAATTATTGCGTTCGCCCCTCCCTGCATACGGAAATAAGGCACACCACTCAAAATAGAATGAGGTATAGCGTTACCGTATCCATCCGTCTGATTAATTAGGGGCTGTACGCTAACGAATCCAACCGCGGCGTCTGTGCCCGTATTAGTGACTGAAACAACCTGCACTAATGTTGCTGTGTGTTTGCGATTTAGTATTTGGGTTATTGTGTAGATCAGCGCGTTATAGTCGCCCTGCATATTAGCTGCAGTCGCCGTACTCTGATAAGCATCATCATCCAACCCATATCCCCTTTAATACTGTGAACCACGCGCCGCCCGGCGTTTCGCTTTCCAGCGTATGTACAGCAGAAGCAATGGTCCAGGTGTTATTAGCCAGTGTTAATGCGCTGTCAGTTACCGTAAATCGGTTGCCCTGACTCAGATTCGGTAAAAATACAGTTTTTATATCAACCCCCTGTTGTGAAAAAGTAGGGTAACTAACCAGACCGTTACTAGGCGATATGATAGGTATTAACCCTATATTCGGGATAAAACCATTCACCGGCCATATCGTCAATACGCCTAATTCTATTTTATAATTTACACCTGCCGCCGCCGCGCATTCACGGATCTGATCTAAGCCTGACCCTGGAAGATACATATTAGTCAGTGTCGTAGCAATATTTTGCGGATTGGAATAAGTCAGATTAAGTGAAGGCACCGCATTATTCATACCTGCTACGATAGCCTGAAATATCGTATTTATGGACGTTGTACCAGGAAAACTTGAGGCGTTCACCGGCAACACTGCGTGCCATAAATAGGCTATCGCGGTAATATTCAATGCTGAATCGGGCGGCGACGCAAAGTCACCCCAAGCGGTGATAATCGAGCCTGTAAAAATAGTTGTCAATGCTGAACCGCTATTTCCGACCGCAACCCGTACTGTATTACCGCCTTTGTACTGGCCTAAAATTTGGCCAAGACATGTTAACTGGTTAATTAGCGGAAGCGTTACCCCGGATATACGCAACTGTACGGCGGCGCCAGCATCGCCGCCATGAATCTGACAATCGCACCGGACACGATAACCTGACAACGTTACGCTACTACCAAGACCGTTTCCAAAATCGCCTGTACCTAATGTGAGCGTGACTTCAATGACACGTTTAACGAAACTCATCAACCTGCCCCGTTCAAATCAGATACCTGTAAATAATAAAGAAGATATCGCGCGCCGAGTCCCGGACTACTTGGGGGATTTGTTCCCTGCGTATCGTAAAAAGCCAGATCACCCAGAAAACCGAGATAGGTATTCTGGACTATTTTGGTCCAGTTATTGCACAGTACGCCGCCCACAATAAGTGTGCCGCCTACATACAGATCGCAAAAGAATCCGGTCGACTTCTGGTATAAATTAATTGTGCAATTCTGGCCGCCTAACCCTACCGTGATCGTTTGTGCATATTCATCAATCAGCGGGATAGTTTGCATAGCTAATTTCCTAAAACAGTCGAGGCCGCCGGGGCGTTAACCGGCGGTGGTTGGGGTGTTACCTGATTTGGCTGGGCCGCAGCACCATCAGGTTGCGCCGTATTGCTAAATGCTGCAGAAGTACTAACCCTGATTTCGACCAGCGAAATATCAGCGACAATCATACCGGCACCCTGACCAGATGTGCGCCGGTAATCAAACCCGGTGATATTCGCATTCAGGTATGTTTTTTCTGGCGTGACAATATCATACAGATCGAAACTGGCTTCCAATGTTTCTAAATCATCTAAAAAAAATGCCCTGTTAGCCGACCCGTCAGGTCCGTTGCTGCCAACAGCCATCTGTATCCGTGCCTCATAGGGTTTTGCAATTTTATTGTACTGCCCAAAGGAGCCGCCTTCAACTGGATAATCTGGTACGCTCGATTCTTTATGGTATTCAAGTGACAGCACTGTATCTGGCTGCAAGACCGGTACACCATTAAGATAAATACCCCACTGCAGTTTAATCGGCGTTTGAGTGATACCTGCGTATATGCCGTTATAAATTGCCTGATTAACGCCCTGATTATTGGCTTGCTGCGCGGAGTTAACTAAACCGTTAGCGCCGATAATAATATCGGAAGTCAGCAAAACCGCAACGTCGACGGCTAAACCGATATCGTTAACCAGTTGGGGGATACCTGAACCCATTATTGCACTCCAGTCGTCGCCATCGCCACCTGAATCGCAGGTTTAATCGTCCCTGCAATACCTGGTGCATCGGTTGCTGCTGTTTTTATATTAACTGAATCGATATTCACCGTAGTTGATGACGAATTACTGGCGCTCTTGCCCACTGCTGTTGCATTCGCCCCGAGCGCCCCCGCGTAGCCTAGCCGTTTTTTCAAAGACGATGATAACTCTGCAGCGCTCGGCGCTTCATAAATACGGGCGAATGATTCAGTCATTGCACCTACTGACGATCCTGACAAGGCGTTTTTATACCTTAAGTTCGTATCCAATTCATATTTCAGAAATTTCAGTTGTTCATCTTCAGTGCTACCTTCAACGCCATGCCCGAACATTTTTTTGAACGCATCTTGCCGCGCGCCGCGCCATTGACCTAACCCTCTCGCACCTTGCCCTCCGCCCCGCGGATTGTAAGCTCCGGTATCTAGCCCACTTTCAGCTTGTAAATTTCCTGCGATGGCGCGCGCCTGATCCGTCGTATAGCCCATCGCTTTTAATTTATTAGTGATGCGCAATTTTTTTTCATTTAAATTAGTCGCGTTTTCGTATCCCTGAACGCGTAATGCTTGCTGATACTCTGGATTCGCATCATTTAACGTGTGCCCGGTTGCTGTGGTGCCGCCAACATAGTTATTTGGATCGTTTTTATCGATTACGCCGTCTTTGTAGGTGTATCCATTTTTACCTTTAACGCGGGGGGTATCCCCTGTCGGCGAACTATCGCCTATAACCCATTTTAATTTACGAGCTAGCCACACTAAAGCGTCGCCTACATCAGCTGCGCCTTGCGTTAATTTATCTAAATCAGTCTGAAATTCCGGGGTTAACAAATAGTCTGCGAATTTTTTTATCGCTGGCATAAAATGATTTAACACGCTAAGCCCAGCAGCCGATAAACTATTAGTTACTTTGTTCCATTCTTTACGTAAACTTTCAGAATCCGCAGCTAGTTTTAATTCCTGATCAACTAAAGCTTTATTCGCCTGCAATAATTTTTTAGCTCCTTCCGGGCCATCTTTCAGAATCGGGTACAAACTTAGCGCGATACCCAGTTCGGATGTCGCTAAATTGCCTGCTGCTTCAGCTTGCCCCTGCGAGCCGCCTTTATTTAGTACGTTATTCCTTACACGCGCAATGGCTTCTGATTTTTTAAGCAGTAAATCTAATCCGTCTGAAGCACCAGAAATATCGACACCATTGACCAGAACGCCCTGACTAACTTCACGGTATTTATGAAATCGCGCAAACTCATCATTCGCTTTAGAGATTGCGGCTGTGGCTTCTTCAGCCGTTCCCCCTGCCTGTTCAGCTGCTACGCGCCACTCAAAAATACTGCGCTTATTTAACGCAAAATTAGTCGACATTCGCTCTACTGATGCCGTCATATCCAGCATACCGCCGATAAACGACTTAACGCCTGCCCCCGCAACAAGCAGCCCTATAACTGCAAACAATTCCCGTTTCAGAGAGCTGAACGCGGCTACTGATGCTTTACCTGCCTTTTCTATTTGCTGACCCGTTTTAACGGACTGACGTTCCATATCTGTCAACGCTTTGGCCGCGTCTTTCTGCCCCTGCGTGAAGCCTTTAGCGTCAAGCCCTAACGATACAACAAAAGAATCAATTACTGTCGGCATTATTCTTCTCTGTCAAGATTCGTGTTGTAGTTATCTACCATGATTATTTCGATCATATCGTACACATCTTCAACACTGTAAATCGTATCTAATTGTTCCAGCGTCGCCATTTTATGCGAAAGTACCATCCCGAGCGTACGGGGGACATTCAGATAATCAATACGGCGCTGATCAGGTATGCCGCCGAATCTTACAGCGTGTTTCCGGCGGCTGGCAAAAAATTTACGTGCAACAGAAGAATCTCTTTACGTAGCAACAACCGGGTTTGCACTTCTTCGATGTCATCTTCAATCAGATTGCGAAGCACCGCCGGTTTACCCGGGTCTGGCACGGCCTGCACGCACTGGAACATCTCATCCATCAGCGGTTCCGCATCATAGTAATTCATACCCGCTAAAGCTTTGAACCCGACGGCAGCGATCCCTGCCATACCTGATTGCATGACATCTTCCGGTATATCGACGCCACTTTTAGCCAAAGCCAGAAAAACTTTCATCGCCCAACGTTCAGCTTGTGAAGCAGGCAATTCTTTCAGCTGAAATACTTTGCCTTTATCCCGTCCTTCCGCCGCGATCGTAATGGTTGCGGTTTTACGCATTATGCAGGTGCTCCTAAGATTGTTTGCCATTTGATCTGAAACCGGCGCGGTGCCAGCACTTTCTTACCCGCAGCTAAAGGCGTGTAATTAGCCAGAACTCCATTCGTTAACGCGTATGCCCGTGAGATGCCAGGCTGATATATCGTACCGAATGCCTGATAAATTTCACGTTGCGCTTCCTGCGATGCGTACCACGCCTCGAAAAAGACATTCGACACACTATCCGGTTGCAGGGTGACGTGCATAATTTTAATCTGCGGCACCCAGCCAGTCGACATAATTCCGTCAACGCCGATCAGGGCTTCGACAGGATCTACCGCGTCAACCTCATAGGCGTCATCTTGTGCGAAGCCTATCATTTGTTGCGGGGTGTTAAACAAACTTGTTACGCCCAGATAAAGGGTACTGTTTGCTGAAGTAATGCTCATGGTGAATATCCTTTATTATTGAGCTTCGACTGAGGCTAAATTCATGCTTTGTACTGATCCGCCATCCATGTACCAAAAAGTCATCGGCGGAGAACCGCGGGCCCCCCGCACCTGCGCAGTGGCAGGCAAAATCTGCAAATAATACCCTTGTGAAAACAAAATCGCATCGATCGGCGTGCCTGCCGCCGTATTGACTTCGGCAATCTGCAAAGCAGATAACTGAACGCCTGGCTGAAATACGCCGAAGTTACCCGCTTGCGTAATCACTGTGCTTAACGCTGCGCGAATTAAAGCGTAACCTTGCGAGTTGTAAGGAATAGCTTTCACGCTGGTCAGCAGTGTCATTAACACTAGCTGGAACGCTGAATTCATCCATATCTGATTAACGTAGCTATCCGCCCACTGGAACTGACCTGAAATCTGGCCTGGATTAAAAAACTGGAAACCCTGATTGGCTGTCGCGTAAGAGCCGTAAAAATTGTATCCGTTAGCGATCAGATTAGAAGATACAGTCTGTGACGAGACAGTTGACGTAAATCCGGACTGCGATTTAAACGCCAGTGTCGAACGTCCGTTTAACTGCGTGAAATCGATCGATGCAATAGAACCTGAAGTAAAAGCTGCCAGTCCGGTGTTATTTGGGTCGTAAACGCAAATAGTTCCCGAAGTTGAGTTATTTTTAAGAATATAGCCGAGACTGTTTGTTGCTGCGTTCGATTGCGTCGGAGTGATATCGAGATCCCACGCAACATAAGCGAATTCGCTATTTTGCAAGCCGTCCCAGTTAGCGAACGCCTGTTTATTCACGTTGCCGTAACCATTATCAGGATCGAACAGGGTAAAGAAAGTTGCCCAGTTAGTTGTCTGCGCGACGATGCCCGCCATGAAGGCTGCAGGTGTTCCAGGTACCGCGCCTTGCGACAATGCGGCCCCGGTCGCCGAAGTCATCGACAAAGCAGTAGCCAGTGTGCCGGTACAGTAACCAATCGTACCTGCTGCACCGGGGGCGCCGCCGGTTAAAACGAAGTTACCGGAAACGCTATCATAAGTACAGGTGAGCGGACCTGAACTGATTGTGGTCGCAGATACTGTTTGCGCGCCGCCTGACGTAATATATGTACCTGCTGCACCTGTACCGGTGCCCAGAGCTGTAATGGTTGTACCGGCTGCAGTAGTACCTCCTGATATGACTGATCCGACATACAGAGTACCTGACGACATCGCTGCAACAGTCATCAACCCGTATGATTGCGTAATCGTGGTTGATGTTGTTGTCTGATTAAGGCTGACAGTATAAGTGCCAATACCTCCCGTCGTGCCAGTAAGTTGTGCCGTAATCGCTGTACCTGTCGTAACGCCTGTGCCAGACAGTACGCCGCCGACAACTAAAGCGCCTGAACCGACAGCAGTCACTGTCAGGGTATAGCCGGTGATTGAGCCTGTTACGCTGGTTGTCGTGCCTGTAGCGATAGTTGTCGCGGCGCTGGTAACACCGTCGTACGCGCCGAATGCTGTGGTAATGATCGTCGCAGCGTTTGCGGGGCTGGTAGCCGCAGATAAAGTGATCGCCCCCGACGTTTTCTGTACGCCTTCTACAGTGACGATTAACGTGCCGCTAAGAACCTGTAACGCTGTCAGTGATAAAGCCGCTGTTGCACCGCCGCGGATATATGCGGGTACGGCGTTTTGGTTGTATTGCGCAAACAATAATGCGCCAGGCTTAATGTTCGAACCTTGAAAACCCGCGAAATATATAAGAGCGTTAGCGTAGTGTACTGAAGCTAATCCGTAATATGCACCGACAGCGGGTGCTGAAGGAAATGAAGGAACTGTTCCGATTGGTGTGCGAGTGCCGTTATCCAGACATAGCCCGGATAAATCTAAGCCAGAACCGCCGGCCGATAAAACACTGGGGTTGACCTGGACAATGGCCGATGCTGGTATTGTACTCATGCGTTACTCCATATAAAAGCTGCTAAAAGCAAGCTGTGAAATTAAATTAAGGGTGATACACCGCTTCTACAGAAACCAGTTCAACGTCCAGTGCTGCAGCGAATTGTTGGGTGATTGTGACAACAGCGTTTACCTGCATATGAAAGTCCACAGTCCAGCGCGTTTCAATCTGCTGTTCTGCATTTAAAAAAGGTGCCTGAACCGGAGTGCTGCACCATAGCGGTGTAATATCGAATCCAGATGTGGCGAACTGATCACACCCCCAGCCTGACCAGAACAATGTTGTCAGTATCTGTAAATTATCGGCCGCCAGCGGACCGTGAATATCTAACTGAACTGACACGTCAGTAGGCGCGTTATCTGTTTGCACTGAGGCTGTACTTGGGTACCCGTCGCTAAATTCAGTCCAGTTAAATCCTAAACGTTGTCGTAACGA